TTGATAACAGCAATCCGCAAGACCCGGACTTTTACTTCATGCCGTTGATATTTCTTGAATCGTTTAATAGCCCTGCAATGGTGCTAAGAATTGGAGACTCCGAAGTAACAATGCCGATTGATTGGTCGATTGCAGTCGGTGATGCAAATACGTCGTGTGATGTAGAAGTTCTACCGTTAACTAGCTTAAACAACCGAGGGTTTGACGCATTATGCTTTAACCCGCTTACTAGCTTTAGAGTCGAATTTCAGCCAATTGAAATTGTTAATTTTTATAACGATGTTAAGTGGTATTTTCCAAAAATGAAAAACGGACAACTATTGTCGGTTCCAATACATGATCAACACAACCCGCTATGCACTTTCTTTGTTAAAGAAATATCAAGGCAGAGCGAATTAATCGACCTTGCAAAAATTAACTAAAGGCATGTTGTTTACTGGAATGCTCCAAAAGGTTTTCTACAAGAGAGCCGTGTGGACGTTAACTTTTGCCATTCTTCCTCATCGGTGCGCCCGTTCTAAAAAAATAATTTGGTTAACCCATGCTTACAAAGGGACTGCAACGTATACGGGTCCCGGAAATCCCGTAATAGAAGTTCAGTGGTTAACCAAATTCCAATATATCGAACTGGCATTACTTGGCCGATTAAATTGACATTTATTTAAAGAACGTGTATAATACATTATGACTGAAAAAGTAGCCTTAAAAGAAGTATTAGCGTGTGTTGATTCAAATTTCAAATCACTGTGGAATGAGATCGACGAAGAGCAGCGTAAAGCATTAAAGAAAGAATTCTTTATTTTGAACAGATATGTTAGTAATGTATCGGGTCAAAATCGAGAAATTCAAGAACACTTCGTACTAACGGTTAACGAGTTCTTCAATAAGCACTGGAATACTTTGCAAAAACACCCACAATTAATGTGGCAATTGCTATGCATGTGTGGCCATGAAAGTAAGAAGATTTATTTCCATCAGTGGATGGGGCATACTAAAAAAACTGTGGGCAATAATAAAATTGCAAAATTTTTAGCAGAATGCTATCCAACTAAAAAGAATGATGAAATAGAGGTATTAACTGCAATTACTTCTAAAGAAGAAGCGATCGAACTTGCAATACAGTACGGTTATGATGAAAAAATAGCTAAAAAAATGTTTTAATGTTTCAACTAACAGTGAATAAAGATAAACCTTTTACTTGCCAATATTGTGGCCACGGATACTCTAAAGAAAGTACTTTAGTGACGCATGTTTGCGAGCAAAAGCGCAGGCACCTTGCAAAAGATGAAAAACACGTAGTAATTGGATTCCAAACATTTATTAGGTTTTATCAAATCACTCAACATGCAAAAGGTACTAAAACGTATGCAGAGTTTGCAAAAAGTCCGTATTATAATGCCTTTGTAAAGTTTGGTTCTTTTGTAAGTAACACTGCTCCGTTGTATCCGGAGAAGTATGTAGACTATGTAGTTCGGAGTGGCGTTAAGCTAGACCATTGGTGCCGAGACGAACTATACGAAAAGTACGTAATCAATCTCATTCATACGGAGTCGGCTGAGACAGCGTTAGAACGA